TTCTTCTTTAGTCATTAAAACGGACGGCTTGTCGATCGTAAAGTGTTTAGAGCTTATCTCATGCATCTTCTCGTGGTTAACGTGTTCCGTAATCTGTTGCATTAGATTGTTCACTGGATTGTTTAATACCTCGCTTAAAATGCGTGCGGGTAATACTTCTTGCTCGTGGTAATCTCTAGACCTTAGTAAATGTAAGTAAAGACACAAATACATTTTTGCAAAAGGTTCTTGAGACTGGCTTAATGTGTTAGTACTTGTATTGTAAAACTCAACTATACTTGCTAGTGCTTCGCGTTCCTTTTTGTTTATCCATATTTGAGGATCTTTATTTTTATCCTTGCTTTGGAATTTATATATCAGGTGCTGTATTGCTTTGTCTGGTTTCATAATGTTTTTTTTATACGCAATTGCAAAAGTCTTTCCAGAACCTTGAACAACAGTGAACTTTAGGATTGTAATCTTCTTTATTTTTTGGATTTGCTTCTTTGTAATTAACCCACCAATATGGCTCTTCCATTTTTTGATTATTTTTATTATTTTGATTATTAAATTTGTTTTTTATTTCTCTAATATCTTTTATAAAAACATCTTGATTAATAAATCCAGATTCATAATGAAATATTGCTTGATATATTTCAAACCCTTCATGAAATGCTTTTTTAATATCAATAGGTAGTTTGTTTTTATAAATTATTTCTGGATATAAATTTATTTGCTGTTTATTTTTGTTTTCTAAATAGTCCATGTATTTTTCTATTTTAATAAAATACTCAACCTCATCTAAAAGATCGTGATTTTCTGCATATTTCTTTGGTCTTTCCATTGTGTTTTATTTTAATATCCTTTGTTTGTAATCAATTCGCTTTGCTTAGGTAGTCCGTCGCTTCCAACTTCAAAACATATTTCATTAAATGAGATGTTACGAGTTAGATTAGGCTTTAGGCTTGTTACTCCGTCCGTTGTTTCTACTAAGATAACTGTTTCTGCTTTTTTAGTTACAGCTGAACCTAAATGTCCTGTTGCTTTAATGCCACCGTAATTTATGTGCAAGATAGTACCTATTGCAATATTATAATCTTTTGACCACGACATTAACATTTGCACTAGATCATTGCATTCGTCTAAGTCGTTAACATTTCTTACAAGATCTGCTATACCATCTACAAACATTAAACCAATGTTGTCTATGTTTTCTAGCTGCCACTTGATTAATCCTATTCGGTCAAGATGGTTTAAAGATCTCATTTCGTATGGCATATAATGTTCGTATTTGCTGCCTACCATGTCTAGTATTTGCCTTGCACCGCGTTGAGCGTGAAACTTACTTTGCTCTGTATCGTTATCAATTATTACTTTATCCTTATTGCCATGCCCTTTAAGACTAGGAAAATACTCCGGAGCGTTGCCGCCTATGTAAGATGATATAATACCTTTTTTTGCATAAGTTTTACGTGACTTGCTTGCACCTATGAGGCAAAAGAAATCTCCATAAGAAGCTATTGGTGTGTCGTACATTACGCCTCTATGCTCGTGCTTTCCTAGGCTTAATGCAATGGGTTGCATTTCTATCTTTTGGTCTACGTCTATAAAACATTCGTTTGCAATTTTAGAGTAATCAGTTTGTTCTGGCTGTTCTGTTTCGTATGGGTTGTATTCTATCATTTAAAACATTGTTAGTTGTTGCTGGTGCTGCTTTAATCTTAACATGGCTGCATCGTAATAGTCTTTGTCTAATTCGCATGCTGTTAGATCATACTTTAAATTATGAGAAGCTAAGCTTATTGATCCGGATCCTAAATGCGTGTCTAGTATCTTGTCGCCTTCCTTTGCGTAGTTCATTAACAACCATTCGTAAAGTTTAACTGGTTTTTGTGTTGGGTGGATTTTATTTAATTTATCTAAATATGCCGAATACCTAAACATTTTGTTTGCACCAAAAAAAGAAGTCCAGGCGTACTCGCAATCTGAAAAACTTAAACCTTTTGGTATTTCTTTATCCCAAATAATAAACTTTCCACAATTACCTAAATCAAAATAATTACCACCCCATATAATTTGGTTTTTTGAAACTCTTTTTAACTCTATAAAATACTCGTCTTTTGGTATTTGAGAATCCCAGTCTTTAGCCTTCCATTTTCTATTTTTTATTTTTGATGCTTTTGGAGTGTTGCCTATACCCATATTCATATTAGCTAAATTAATCCCATAAGGAGGATCAACTATTGCAAGCTCAAAGTGATTATCAGGATAGCGAGCCATTAGCTCCATGTTACATTCGTTTGTAATGTTTATCATAATATTTTGTTTTTAAATTGATCCCTTAGGCTTAACGCTGGAGTATTCTAGTAGGCTTCCCATTCTAAACTTTAATCTTATCCAGCTAGCACAATGCTGTTTAAAGTCAGATAGGTTTTCAGGACGATCTTTAATATCCTTTGACATCAAATGTATAATAAATAAATCTACTAGGTTTCCTAGTTTGCCTTTAATTACTTTATCATTTCTATAAAGTGATTCAAGCCATGTATGCTCATTAGCCATGTCTTTAACTAATTCATTGTAATAGTCTTTATGATCTTTAACATTGCTTAAGTCATAAACAACGCCAGCGATTTGCCTATTGTTGTTGGTTAGTGGTTTACTTGTTACTGGTTTGTTTATACTATCACTGCTTTCGTGTGTGCTTTCTTGTTGCTTTGATGCGTGCTTTACGAATGCTTTGTCTAGTGCTTTGTCTAGTGCTTTGACGTTTTCCGATAGCTCAATTATATTAGATGAATATTGATTTTTGCTTCTTTCTATTAATATAAAGAAACCTAGATCGATTAATTCATTAAATGTTTTAATGTATGATGCGTAGCTTTTGATGCCTATTGCCTCCATAGTCATAGTAGTTGGTAAACCAAATTCTTTCTTCCATCCTAAGCGGTTGCAATGCTCTACACTAAAGAAATATAAAGCGTAGTGGTTGGGCTTAATTTTACTAGGGTTTTCAAAACTAAAGTCTACAAAGTTTCTACTAAGTTCGTATCCATTCATAGTTAATAGTTTTTATCATTATTATAATTAACGCTAAAGTCTATTGTGTTAGTTCCTTTTTTTGAGTTGCAACTTTTACACAATGTTTGCAAGTTAGATATTTTATTTTCACCTTTTTTATTAATGGGTACTATGTGGTCTATATATAAATTTTTAAAACTGCCGCAGCACAAACACTTATACTTATCTCTTTTAAATATAAATTCTCTTATATTTTTTTTACCTATAAATCTTTGTGCGTGCCTTCTAGGCTCTTGATATATTAGTTCCTTAATTTTATAATAATTTTTAATACTATGCTTATATATTTGAACAATCTTATAATAATCTTCTGAATTAATTTCTTTTAAGTCTCTTAGCTTACTAAGTAACTCCAATACTTTTGCATAAGTAGGAGGATCGATATAGGTTAATTTGTAATAATTATTAACCTTGTAATTAATGTTATCTAACTGTTGATCAATTTCTTTTACCGTTAAATTCATAAAATAAATAAATAAAAAAATCCTTTACAATCAAGAGCGTTTTGTGGAACTGGCTCTATCCTGTAAAGGAGTTATAATATTTTACGTTGTAAAGTTCCACCAAAACAACTGAACTACGAATATAAACTAATTAATCCAATAATTAGCAATTTAATTCATTTAATTCAATAGCCCTTAAAATACTATCTATTGCCTCCTGATAATCTTTGTTAACGTCTTTAAACCCTCTTTCACCACCTTTGAGCAGTTTCTTTATAGCGTGTTGAGTTGCAGGATTAATGACGTTAAACGCTTTTAAAACATCGTATACGTCTATGTTTACACCTTTGCAGTCTACGTGGTATTTGCTTATTTGTTGCTTTGTTGCAGCTCTTTTTGCAAACTCTCCTTCACTGTATAAAAGTAAAGATCGAGGTCTATCCGAAATATAATCCATCCAAAAGCGACCTTTTAGCTCGTGTATATGTCTAGTTATTTTAACCTCCGTTAACTCAATCCATTTGTCGTAAAATAAACATTTAATAGCTCTAGCACCTTTAAAATGATCTTTGACTTCTTTTAGTGTATGTTTCATAATTATTTTATTTTATAATAATAGTTAGAGTTAATATTTTGCATCCATAACATAAAAGCTAATTTATTGTTAGGCTTCCAATTTTTAGGAATGTGATTAATTGTTAGATTCATTTTTGCTTATTTAAATAGTAAGAGTTTCTTTTTTGGTTCGATAAACAGATCGCTATAAAAGGTTTAAGCCTATCCTTAGCCTGTTCTATATGTTGGGGAGTAAGACCTTCTAATAGTTCTATAAAGTCTTTAGCGTGTGCGTAAGATTCTAGTTTTGAGTTAGCCCTACTTAGGTCTTTAATACTTTTATCTAAAGTCAATTGCAACAACTTATTTTGGTTGTAATATTTTATTGATTCTGTAAAATCTAATGGTGATTCATTAATATTTTTATTTGTTAATATATCCTTACACCTTTGATAAATATCTTTATATCCTGGCTCTCTTTCAATAAGCTTTTTAAACTCGTTGCGTGCGTGAATGACAGTTGAATGATCTTGCTTATTTATGCTGCTAGTAGTTTCTAACGAGCAATCTGTAAGCTCTTCGGCAAGTCCGTAATATATGTATCTTGGGAAAACTATTACTTGCTTTCTGCTTTTGATAGATATGTCTGGTATTCCGCTTATTGATTCTACTACCTCTTTAATCTTCTTTAACATTTTTTTGTTTTAGGATAACAAAATTAGACTATTATAAGGTTATCAACAGCTGTTTGGTATTTTATTTTACTATTTATAACTTGTATAAATAAACAAAAGGTATTGTGTAATATATCAAATGGTTGTAAATTCGTAATCTAAAGAAAACATTATGACACTAGAACTTAAAAACGTTGCGCCTTATTTACCTTATTCATTAAAAGTTTTTTACTATTCAGAATGTACGATTGAAACTATGATCGGATTAAATGAGCATACAATTACTACGGACTGCGATGATTGTGATTATAGTGAGATCAAACTAATACTAAAACCTCTTTCAGACTTAAAGGAGTTTAGCACAAATGAATTTCACAATAGAATGCTTGTAAAAGATTTTTCATTTGATGAAGTGCAAAAACTAATTGCAGATCACTATGATATATTTGGCTTAATAGAGCAAGGACTAGCAATTGATATTAATACACTAAATAAATAATTATGAGCAACTACCCAGCAGGATCAGATAACAGCGCAGCACCTTGGAATGATGACGACAATCAAAACCAATGCGCGTACTGCGATAAGCCAACTACTAGATATTATTGCAGTCAACAATGTAAAAAAGCCGATAATGAATAAGAAAACAAAGGAATACCTGAGCTACATTCTAACCGAAGATTTTGACTCTATAGATTGGGAGACTGAATATATTTATTCTAAATCTGAAACTATTGTTAGGGCTGCCTTAGATTTAGGATTTGAAGAGCTAGCTGTGCAAATGGTTAAAGATGCTAGAGATGAAGGGTATTTAATAACATGGGAACAAAAATAACAAAACATAAAATTATGGAAACTAAAACACATTATAGAAAAGTTGCAAAATCAGATCACTTAGGAACTCCAGACCTTGAAGATATGACAGAGCAAGGACACGATTTGATTTTTACTATATCATACGTAAATCAAGAGTACGGAGCTAAAGTAGCTGGTAAAAAAATAGATGCTAATATTGCATACTTTAAAGATTCTAAAATAAAACCATTAGTCTTAAATGCTACAAACTCAAAGGTTATTAGGGGGTTTGCATCTAGTCCATTTGTAGAAGATTGGAAAGGCTTAGTCATACAGTTGTATTTGGATGCAAGCGTAATGATGAAAGGTGAAAAGGTAGGAGGCGTAAGAATTAGACCTATACAACCAGTTGTAAAAAAGGTATTGCCTATGTTTACAGAATCTAATTTTGAGAAAGCAAAAGAGGCTGGTGCGTCTTTAGAACTAATAAAAGGAATTTATACAATAACAGATGAAATATCTGTAAAATATGCAGAATATGTTAAGTAAAGAAATAATTACAGAGCAGCGTTCTGAGGAATGGTTTGAAATGAGAAAAGGACTCTTTACAGCTTCACAAATATCTCGTTTACTAGGAAAGGAAACACTAGCCAAAACAAAACAATCTATTGATACCTTTGCATTTGAAAAGGCAGTAGAAACTGTTTATGGTGTTGAAGAAGATACATATACATCGGTAGACATGGAAAGAGGAACTAATTTAGAACCTTTAGCATTTAATAGATTTAAAGATATTAAGTCTTTTGAATTTATAGATGTTCGAGAATCAGGCTTTTTTACTTTAGGTGATCACGCTGGCGCAAGTCCTGACGGTATAGTTTCAAACAATAGAAACCTAGAAATAAAATGTCCTAGACGAAACAAGTTCTATAAAATAGTTGCTAATGGTATTAAGGAAATGGATGCCGCTTATTACGCACAGCAACAAATGCAAATGCTTTGCTCAGGTACTGAATCATCATATTTTTTTAATTATTATCTTCACGAAGGGATAGAATACTGGCATGAATTAATAGTTGATCGTGATGAAAAAATGTGCGACTTAATTAAATCTAGAATCTTGATGGCAACTGAAATAAAAATAGAATACATTTCTAAGCTAGATAAAAACTCTCAGTGGTAATGAACGAGATACTGCTTAAAATATCGGCAATAATAGAACTATACGAAAGCGGCAGCTGGATTACTGAAGATAAGTTGCGTGTAATGCAAAGAGAATTAACTTCTAATATATTCTTTATGACAAAGTATAACATCGAGTATTTTAACGCTCACAATGCAATACAGTATAAACATAAAGGAAGTGTCTCCAGCGGCTTAGTATTAGCTAATGAGCAAGTGCCAGAACTAAGAATGCTACGTAAGATTGAAGGCGCTGCGAATAACGTTGTAAATGCCATGCGATCAGAAATAACCTCACTAAGAAAATAAAATGACATTAAACGAACAAAGCAAAAGGATAGAGAGTTGCTGTAAAGACGCACTCAAAGACATTTACAATCACAAAAGCCTTTTAGTTAAGCAATACAATTATGAATATAAAAAGATAGCAATTCAGCACGCTAGAAAGTATGGTATAAATTCAGAGTTAATAGTACAGATAGTAATAACAGATAATTTAACAAACGTTTAAAAATAAATAACATGAGCGAAGTATCGGGAAAAGTAATAGTAATAGGAGAGATAAAAGAATTTGGTGCAAAGGGATTTCAAAAGCAAGATTTTGTAATTGAAACAGAAGAAAAATATCCTCAATCAATTCTTATAGAGTTTCAACAAGATAACTGCGATCTAACCAAACCATTTAAGGTAGGGGATAACGTCAGGATAGGTATAAATATCCGTGGTAGGGCGTGGGACAACCCGCAAGGGGAAACAAAGTATTTTAATAGTTTAGTAGGGTGGCGTATTGCAGAGCAAGAAACAGCACCAGCACCTTTTCAAAATACAGTTGTTGAAAATAAAGTAGATGAAGATGATTTTTTACCATTTTAATTAGTATATTTGAATTCATAATTGTTTTGTTTTAAGTGAGAAAGCCCTACTGCAATCCGTAGGGTTTTTTTATTTATAATTATTATAAATAACATAATAATACAATCTTATAGTTGTATATCTATAAATAGGTTGTATATTTGAACATAACTTAAAACAAACATCATGAACGCAAGACAAGCAGTAGAAGCAAACAATCAAATGGTAATCAACTTAGTAGAATTAGCTAAGAGAAACGCAGCACGCAGCGGGAAAACAATATCAGAGGCTATTGATAGCATCGTAGCTCTTTATATTGAAGAAGCAACTACCAATAATGCAAAATGCGCCTGGGATATTAGAGGTGATGAGGCTAAAAAAATGATCGCGCTAGAAAACCAAGATCTGCAAGTAGGCCAGGAAATAGCTAAATCAACTAATAGATTTAATTCTGAATTTTTTATTGGAGAAGTTAAAGAAATTAAGGGCGACAAGGCTCTTATATATTTTACCTCAAGATATTTAAGCCGCTGGTGTAACCTCTCTAATTTAGAGGTAGTAACAAAATCATAATTAAAAAAGCCCTGTACTTAATTGTTCAGGGCTTTTTTTTATTACGTATAAGTGTAATATATGTAAATTATTACACCTATTTAAAAGATGTGGGTAAGCCTTGCGACCTGACCGTGTTCTTTATGGTGTATAAATCCCTCAACCGCTTTAGGTGCGTGCTGGTAACCTGAACGATGATGCCAGCCATCAGTGCCGCTAGGACTTCTTAAAGTCTCTATACACACGCTAAAAACATCCCTTGCAGTCTTATGGTGAATATGGTGTCCGTAAATGTAACGATGCTTACATTGATGCCAGAACTCGCTGGCTTCTTCAGCCATTAAGCTGTGGAGCTTGTCAACCTTTGCGCTATCCATGTGAGTAGTGCCTATTAAGTTTTTACCGTAAACAGTGTACTTACGATGCCTCATATCATTGTCAAACGTTACCTGTTTGCAATTATGAAACCAACTTGAGATGCTATCTAATAGCATAAAGCCGTGCGTAAAGTCATGGTTAGACGGATTAAAAACAACCTCAACGTCAGCAACCGTTAAAAGCCTTTCTATAATGTCAACTAATAAACGTTTAGCCATCATAAAGTTATCATACCACAGACCGTCGGTATCAACTTTTGTACCTCGCGTAGTTGTGCCACTTGTATTATCTACGTGCAAAATATCATTACCAGCTATAAATAAAACTTTATCTATCTCGTAACCGCTAGCCTTTTGAATTATACCCTCTAAGCCTTTTTTAACGCGCTTAATTGCTATTTGACTATTATATGTTTCCCCAGTCTCAAAGCTACTGCAAATCTTACCTATGTGAATGTCTGCCGCGTCAAAAACTAAACAATGCTTATCCTTTATCAATTCACGTTTAAAGGTTGGATATTTAAAAGCATATTTTTTAGCCTCTAAAATAAAAGCCTCGTGCAATTCTTGCACATGTTCAATCTCTTCTTTAATTTCTGGCTTAATGTATAAAGGATTTGTAACCCTTACGCTTTCCTTTTTAGTTTTGAGCCATAACATAGGCGCGGTTGTAGGATCTGCACCCACATTTAAACATGCTTGAATAATACCGTTTGATCTTAATTCCTTTAAAAGCTGCATTTGGTTTTCTGTTAACAAGTAACGACCGTTAATATTTCCTTTAGATGGTTTTAATTCCTGACCCATAGCAGTTGCTTCGGAGTCGTTTAATCTTACTCTTAATTTACTCATTGTTATTTGTTTTAATAAAAATACTGTTTTTAACTATAGTAAAGCCTTAAACCATTTTAAGGGGTTAAGCGTGTTCTTTTTAAAACTAAAATATCCATAAAATGAAACAATAAATAACAAGCCTATCCATAACGCTAACATTGTATTACCTTTGCGGTCTATATTCAGCGCCTTAATTTTTTGTTCACTGTTTAGTTTACTTTTTTCTTTATTTGTAAAGTAAATAGAAGACTTATCAATTTCTGACAAACTATCCTTTGTCTCATTAGTAGATTGTTTACCAGATTGCTTTGTAGAAGTGTTCACCTTATCAAAGTTTGTAAACGTGGTCTTTTTACCTTTGGGAGTAGTTTCTTCCTCAATGCTGGCGGGTTTTGTCTTATCAGATACGCTGCCCTCAAATTGCGTGTCTGTATCGCTTTGTATTATTATAACCTTTGTAGTGCTTGCAGATTCTTTTTTAACGTCATTGACCTCTTTAAAATCGGTTTGAGATTCTGATTGCGTTGCTGTTTTGACCTCTGATTTGTCCAGCGCTTTTTTACGCGAGCCGCATCCTGTGATAAGGAATAGTGCTAGTAGTGGGATTAGGTTTTTCATATTGTTATTTTAAAGTGTTAAAATACGACCAATTAATATTTATGCTACCCTTATTAATGCGGATAGCATAATTTATTTAAAGATTCTGGCATACTTAATAGTCAATTCCTTGCGGTGTGCCAGTCCGTTGTAACCTCCATTAATTGCCCTAGTTAACCCCTCTACATTGTCAGCGTCGCTAAAACGGTTTAATCTGTTTTGTGTCCAGAACCATAAAGCCGCGATCATTGCATCCGCTTCATTAAGTAATAGGTCTGGATTATTTATGTACTCAATGCCAGTATCTTTTGATAGTTGAGTGTAGTTGTTTTTTCCAGTCAATTGAATGAATCCACGACCTCGGTATTTCCATCCGTCACCGCTGCACTCATTACCATTACCCATGCGATTAGCATAGACCTTATTCGCAATATCTTCGGGCATTCTAGCGAATAAAACAGCAGAGTTAATTCCAAAGTACTTACCAAAGATTTTTAATAATCCATTTGCGGAATAGTTAAGATTCTCGCTTATTGGTTTCAATCCGCTTTCATGATCTAGTTGAGCAAAGAAATGTTTAAGTCTAATATTAGAGGTCATTCCGTTGCGCTCTAAAAGAGTTTTATACTTTTTAGATAGTTCTAGTGCTTTTTCCATAATTTAAGACTTCTCGTATTTAGTTAAACGCCTTTTTAACAGTTCGTTTTCCTTTTGGATTTTTGTGATCTTGGTCTCAAGCGTTTGTATTACAGTCCTCAATGACTGTTCGTTTTTCTCAAAAATTTGAATCTTTGCATTCATAGTCTTGACCTCGCTACTCATTAAAGTATACTTCAAATTCATGTCCTCAATAAAGACCTTATAAGATGATTGCATCGTGCCGAAGATATCAGCCTTATCTTTTTTCACTCCAACAAAATAGCCACCTACCATAGCTGCAAGCCCTATTATTTCCCTCCAGTATTCTAGTAGTTGATTCATTTTTTAATCTGCTTCTACATTATCAATTGATGCTTTTGCGTCTGCTTTTAAAATAGAGTTTTCAGATTTTAAAGTTTCAATCAAAATCAAAGCGTCTATTAAAACTTGATCTAAAATATCCACTAAAGGAAACCCTTCTTGAATACCTATTGCTACGCTCTCAACGTTGTTTTGTTTTTGAGTTAATATCTCACCATCTTTTAAAACGGTATCTAAAAAACCAATGTGTGCTCCTGAAATGTTGCTATCTGGATTCCAACGGACTAAAAATTCGTAGGGTGTTCTTATTTCTGTAAATTCTGACATAATATTATTAATTTGATGTTACTGTTTCGTAAGCGGTTGCACCACCTATTCTCATTTTGTTTAAGCTAGTGTTAAAAAATTGTGCACCCTTAACGTAAGCTGGTTCTGTTGCCGTTGTGAATTGACCTGATATAATTGTTCCGCTTGCTTTTACGTTTCCGTTAAATACACCATTACCCAAAGCGTCAACTGTAAAAACATCCGTTAAATTTAGAGTGCCTTTTAAATAAGTTAAGATGATATCATCATTACCTATTGTAATGGTGTTTGAACCTTTTCCTTTTGCGTTATAACCAATTGCTATTTGATTTACTTGATTGT